AGCAGGAGCAGCAGCAGGAGCAGCAGCAGGAGCAGCAGCAGGAGCAGCAGCAGGAGCAGCAGCAGGAGCAGCAGCAGGAGCAGCAGCAGGAGCAGCAAGAGCAAGAACAGAAACGGGAGCAGATGTAATTGGATTTGATATTTTAAATCCGCGTTCGTTTAAACAACGAATCAACTCTTCTTTACCAAGTCCGTTGCGAGTTTCTTGTTCTATAAAACGATTGTATTTAGCTTGTGGTATTATTTTGCGTCGGTATGTTTTGATTAATTTTTTAGCAGCTTTCACGCACAATTCACTATAGTCGCCTTGAGATGTTGGCTCAGCCGCCTGATCATCATTATAGGAACTAGGAGGAGCAGAACTAGGAGCAGGAGCAGGAACAGGAACAAGAGCAGAACCAGGAATACGAGTAAGAGCAGAACTAGGAGCAGGAACAGGAACAAGAGCAGAACCAGGAATACGAGTAAGAGCAGAACTAGGAGCAGGAACAGAACTAGGAACACGAACAGGAACAACAGCATAACTAGGTTCAGGACCAGGTTCATCAGCAGGATCAGAATTGGGAGGAGGTATAACATCTACTGGTCCAGTTATCGGAATTGTTTGGGTACGTGGTTCAGCATGATGTCTCGTCAAAATATTCGTATTTTTCGCCCCCGTATTTGTCGTGCTAGTATTTGTCGGTTTGTTTCCCTGAAAAACATTTTTATTTTGTTCAACTATCCCTTGTGGGATGACCTGTTGCAAATTAGCTTTTATGTCGTCCGTTGTCCCCCCCTTGATACGACGTTTCAGCGTGCGTCGCCGTTTTCGTGCACATTTCGTGGTATTTCGTCGCCGACTCGGCATCCGATGCACTGGTCTTTGCAGGCAGCCAACTATACTATAATGCGATAAAAGCCCACGCACTACAGTACGACGGACAGCGGCAGGTCCGCCGTGGCCACGGTCACTTTCCGCGGCTCGCGGTCGTACTGCGACACCCAAAAATGGTAGCAACCCCCTGTCCCATCCACTGCCCGAGTCTCCAGCATCCCGATGCAGAACTCAATGTTGGTCCGGCGCAAAAACGTAAATGGCTGACTTCGCCGAATCGGCCGCAACGTTTCGGCGTCCAGCAGCAAGAGCACGTGGTAATACTGGCGCGGCCACTCGTGCACACTGAAATGCACCAGTCCCACCAGCGCGCCCGGGTAGTCTAAAGACGTGCGGAAGTACGTGGACCCACGGAACTGGTCAAACCACGGGGACTTGATTTCCCGGGTGGCGTCCACGACAAACTGACCCGTCCCCACTTCCACGTGCCCCACGGTCATGTCCGAACAACGGTATAGGAGCTTGTCCCCCGGCAAAGGGCACCAATTTTTCTCACAGGGCGTATCGGTCGGCGGTTGGACCACCGTCGTCGCCGTCAGTGCGCGTCCCATCACGTCGTACACGCCACGCAGAATGCGCCCTTTCCCTGCACCACCCGACGCCCCGTCCCGCGTATAATTGACACTGGTCCCGACGTAACACACTTGCCCGGTGCTGTCCAACCACAGACGAATGTCCTCCACGCCCTGGTACTCGCAGTCGGGGATGGAAACCAGGGTAATGGGGTCAGCGGAGCAACCCCTGGTAATGGGGTCGCGCATTTCAAAATGCTCCACGGCGGTCATGGTCTGATTCAGACGGCTGCATACATTCCGGGTATGAATCGTGCGGTCGCTGCTGTTCGGAAACAAATACCCTCCGTTGTCCGCCAACGTGTAATTCACATAGCGCGTGTTCATCCAGTAGCCTCCGTCGCCCGCCCACGACATCGGCACGATGGACGCCGAGCTCGCGTGAAAATCGCCGCCCAGTTCCGGGCATTCGTGCGCTACCTCGGTGTACGACCCCACGTCTTTCGCTAAACACATGGACCACCATTCGGCCGGCACCTCCAGGATACTGTCGTTGTGATCCGCCGCGTACCAATTGGGCGTCCAGTTGTCTATTTTGCTCTCCATCCACGCCCAGAAATTCACCTCCCACGTCATCTGGTTGTATTCGGCCAGGAATTTGGGGAACCAGGTCGTGTACAGTCGGCAAAACTCGGCCATGGTACCGATGTCCCCTAAAAAGAAGCCGCCGCAGAATCGCCAGTGGATGGCATGAATGACCCCCGTGATGGCCCCGGTATTCATCGGCGACGGCAGGGGTTGCCAGCATCCGGGAATGGCCAAAAACGTCCGTTTCCAGACGTTGGACGCCATGGCGCGCAACTGGGCCTGGGACCCCGCCACGTCCCGAAACACATGCGCCACATTGAAGTCTATCCAGGCAAAATGCGTGGAATTCCAAGGATTGACCTTCATCGCATCCATCATACACTCCATCTTGGTGTGCATCAGCGTCATGTATTCCAACGTGTCCTTTTGCATGTTGCGGTGCCTCGGCAACCCCTGATGGGTCGTCCCCGCGTGCATGTTGCGGTAAGGGCGCCACTGCTGGTAGACCCAGGTGTCGGTAATGTTCTTGAACACCCGCATGCGCCGCACGTTGGGGTACGTCACCATGAACTGGTCCAGGAGCGACACGCTGGACTCGTCCACATACACGCACAATTGGATGCCCGTCTGCGCGATTTTAGCAAATTGTTCAAAGCGCCAAATCATGTCTCGCGAACCCAGACGGTTATTCGGATAAATATTCATGTAGGCCGTAACAAAGGTGACCACCGATGACGTGTTGCTCATGACGGACGCAATCCAAGGACAAGTATAGGATCCTTCCCGATTTGTTTACGTCATTTTACAACGCCCGTTTTGGTGCCCAGATTCCATTGGACCTATATGGTAACTGTGAACCGTGGTATCATGCCCCCTCGTCAAGTTGTCCTGCATCCCGACGTGTGGGGACCGCATTATTGGTTTGTCCTACATACCATCGCCTATACGTACCCGGAACATCCGACCAATGTGACCAAGCGCAAATATTACGATTTGATTCAGAATTTGCCTCTGTTTTTGCCCGACGAGACCATGGGCGATCTCTTGGCCGAATTCTTGGACAAGTATCCGGTGTCGCCGTACCTGGATTCGCGCGAGTCCTTTATGCGCTGGATGCATTTTTTACATAACCGGTTCAACGTCCATCTGGGGAAACCGCCCTTGTCCATGTACGCGGCTTTAGACGCCTTTTACGAAGCGCATCAACCCCGCGTCCTGCATCATGCCCGCACCCAAATACGCACCCGGGACATTATCTATGTCAGCATACTCTTGGCACTGGTCCTGGGCATTTATACCCTGTCTCGGACCTGATTTCGCAGACATGAACCTGTCCTTTTGTCCATATAGATTAGCATATTGGACGTGGAAACATGCGGATAGAACTGTGGCTGTTGCTGATCTGCGCCTTGGTGGTATTTAATATTTACACCGAGGGGCGGTACCTGAAAAATTGGATGCGGTACAAGAAATGGTTGCAAATGGCCGGCGTGGTCCTCGGCACCCTCTTTTTGTACTATTTGATCAAAAAGAACCCCATGAATACGGGGGCACTGCTGCAGGCCTCCAACGACTACATCAAATACATGCCCTTGGACAAGCAAAGTGCGAGCCTATTGACGCCTATTTTGGATTTTACCGCTAAACAGCAACGCGGTGGTGGCGAGGCAAGAGGAGGCAGTGGACCCGCGCCGTACCAAGAGGCGCCTGCCGCGGCCCAACGGGTCCTACAATCGGGTAAGCAAAGCAACCCCGGATGGGGTAAGCAAAGCAACCCCGGATGGGGTAAGCAAAGCGGCAGTCGCGTCACGGCGACCAAGCGATCGGTGAGCGAGACAAAAAAAAAGTACGTGGCGAGTCGTCAGGGCTGGCGATGCCACAGCTGTCAAGAACAATTGACTGCATGGTTTGAAGTGGACCACAAAGTCCGCTTAGAATACGGTGGCAGTAATCATGTAGACAACTTGGTGGCTCTTTGTCGCAATTGCCACGGTGGCAAGACGGCTATGGAAAATATGAATAAGGATATGTTGTGATTCTAAAACCCCTCTCCAGGCTGTGACAAGTCGTAGCGAGCGGATTTCCCAGTTAGCAAAATCGCATAATTGTTACCAAATGGCGGAGAGAGCTTGTTCAGAGAGCGAAAATATACCCTAACCCAACCCTAAACTGCTCTCCTAACAGGCTCCGTCACCCATTTGGTAACAGTCCTACTTTTTTTGCTAACTCGGAAACCTTTTCCGCAAGTCGTACTCCGTCTGTCTCGTTTCGGCCGGTTCGGCCGGTTCCAACTGTCGGGCAATCGTCGTACCAATCAGAATCGGAATGGCCAACGGAATGGCCACGGGACAGGCAAATCCGACCATAAATCCGGATAGTGCCCCTAACCATCCCGAAGCCATGCAGGAAACCACACACTCGGTGTAGGCATCCCTTTTATGGTCCCTATACCCGAAATAGGCACCGACCCAGGAACCCAAGACGCTTCCGGTCGTCGCACTGGCGATCACCCATTGGTCGTAATTCATTGCGTTGATTTTATCGCGCAAGGTAGTTTTCATACGCGCCGCCGCACCCATCCGGGGTTGCCGCTTCGCAGCCGCCGCGCTAAATCTCTTCATTGCCCACATTCCCCTGGATGCCATCCCAAGACATGTATAGGATCCCAAATTCAATTTTTCCCTCCGGTCCGCACCCCATCCCCCGAATCTATATCACAGCATCTTATAGATGATTTGATATTGGTCCCGATACCACGCATGTACCGTCGCAATCCCAGCAATTCGCCCACGCTCGCTTACGTGACGGGGGCTCTGCCGTTTGTCCTCGTCCCACTCCTATACTTGGCCATGAATGCGGTGTTACAAGGTGGCTCCCTCACCAACATTTTTATGTGTGCCTTGGTCGTCCTGGTCGTGCTATGGGGACTCTGCGCCGCGGTCTACGTGGCCGATGTCTTGGTCCCCAAGTTCATCTTGTTCATCCTGGTGGGCGGTTTAGCCGTTTCGGCCCTCATGCTCCTCATGACCACTTACAATTACCTGAGTTCCTACAGTTTCACGGCCACCAATATCATCAAAAAAATCCTGCTCATCTTGGCCGTCGTGTTGGGTCTGGCCATTGTCACTGTGCTCATTCCCACGGGGTACCGCCCGGCCGGCATGTCCCAGTTCCTCCAAGAATGGGCGGCCTATTTGCGCGAGGAGTGGCGCGTGGCGCCGCCCTCCATGGTGGTCCTGCTCGCCCTGGAACTCTTGGTCCTCGTTGCCTATTTCTTGGTGCCTTGGTACTTAGAGACTCAGATGTCTTATCACAACGGCGTGCGCTGGTTGTACCGGGGTCAACGCATGCTGTCTCAACCCCAAGAAACGGTGGTGGCCACCGCCCGCGATTTGGAGGTCATCAACCCCGAATTCGCGGGCAACCCCTACCTCAAAACCTATACCGTGTCCATGTGGGTCTACATGAACCCCCGGGATGCCCAGATGACCGAAGCCGTGGCGGCGACCTTGGGTCCCACCAACCTCTTCTACTACGGCACGTCGCAACTGCGCGCGCCCGCGGGGCCTGGTCCGGCCAAGAGCAATACGTGGGAACTGGTGAACCCTAAACCGCGCGTGGCTTACATGTACGACTATGGGAGCAAAAAATACGCGTTTGTCGTCGGCTTTACCGACGCCGAGCCCTACCGCCTCTATTTGGAACTGCAGAAATGGCATCAATTGGTGTTGGTCGTGGAAGACAACGGTCTGAGCCTGTTCGTGGACGGGGTTTTAGACAAGGCGTTCCCGGTGCCAGGCACGATGCCGGAATACACGGCCGACGACGTCATCGTCTTGGGTGACATTCAAGGTGCAGTGTACGGCGCCATTGCCGACGTGGTCTATTACGACCATGCTCTCACGCCGGACCAGGTATCCACCTCGTGGAACACGCAAAAATATACCATAGACACTGACTAAAGAATAAACTTGGGGGGCCAATATATAGTGTCGTGGCCGGTTTCCAAGAAGCATGAACTGGTTCATTGTGCTCGGCGTGGTCATTGTGATATTGGGTATTTATCTCCTGTACCTCTACTTTCAAAATTACACCACGGTGGCGGCCAATTTGGTCAATTTGAACAACGCGAACCCGTCGGTGGCCATCACCAACAACCCGAACAGCTACCAATACTCGGTGGGGGCCTGGGTCTACGTGAACTCTTGGAACAATAATGTGACTAAACCGATTTTAGCCATTCCGGGGCAGTTCAACCTGTACCTGGATACCACCAGCCCCACGTTGTATTTTGACATCAGTCAGAATTGCGCGGGGGGCAGTGCGACGCCGTCGCCGCCCATGATTGTCACGGACAATTTCCCTCTGCAACGCTGGACCTACATCACGGTGGTGGTGGACAATTATTTCGTGGATATGTACGTGGACGGCAAGCTCCTGCAGTCCATGAAACTCAACTGCATGCAGTCCGTCCCGAGCACCACGACGGCGTCCATCTATTTAGGCGGAAGCCCCACCATCATCAATGACGTCATGATGACCAAGGTGTACCGGTGGTCCTACGTCCTCGCACCCCAAGACGTGTGGAAGAACTACATCGGCGGCAACGGGGTGTCCACGTCGTTTTCTAGCTACGGCATGGCGGTGGACATCATAAAGAACAACCAGATCCAGAACCAGTTCCGGATCTTTTAAACCTGATTAGGGATTTTTATGTTGGTTCGTGTCGCACCAGTCCGCTTGGAATATCACGGAATATTATAAGTACAGTGTAATTTTATCGGCCCGCATATGGAAAATGCCGCTGCGAACTTCTCGCAAGGAGCCCGAAATATCACGGACAATGTGAACAATACGATGCAACGTATTTCAGATACGATGCGTAGTACGGTGTCCGAATACGGCGACCCAGCCAAAGTGGCCACCGCCAGCGCGGACTATCTGACCACCAACAGCTTGGTCGCCAAAATCGCCATCACGCTCTTGGTGCTGGTCGTCTTTGTCATGTTGCTGATTTTGGGCGTCAACCTCATTGGGTATTTTACACAGAACGCGACCAGTCCGTACGTTGTCCAGGGCATGATTCCCGGTAGCAACAGCACCGCGGTAGCGGGCAATATCATCACCCGGTCCGACAACCGCAAATACGGGATGGAGTATACATGGTCGGTGTGGCTGCAGGTCAATGACCGCGTCCCCGCCGCCGAACAGTACGCGCACGTGTTTAACAAGGGCAACGGAAGCTACCATACGGCCCCCACGGTCATCAACGGGGTCAATTATCCCATGGGCACCGGTCTGGCCACGGTCAACAACGGCCCGGGACTTTATTTAGCCAACAGCGACGTGCCCGGACAAGTGTCGCTGTACCTGGTCATGGACACGGTGGACCCCAGTGTGCCCCCGATGACCGTCACCGTGCCGGGCATTCCCATCAACAAGAAATGGATGCACGTGGGCATCCGCCTGGAGAACACCCTTTTAGATATCTACGTCAACGGTACCATCAGTGGTCGGTACAGTGTCACGGCCGTGCCTAAACAAAACTATGGCGACATTTACGTGTGCCAGAACGGCGGCTTCTCGGGGTTCCTCTCCAATCTCCAATACTATCCCCGGGCGCTGTCGGCGTACGAAATCAACCAAGTGGTGGTGGCGGGTCCGAATACGACGCAGAGCAGTTTAGCCAACTCCACCAAGGGGGCGCCTTATTACCTGTCCACCGATTGGTACTTTGCGAAATTGAACTAAACCGGCGCCCCCAGGCCTGCGCGCAACATGCGCCCTCAATGCATGCTATAGGATCACCCAATAGCATGCATCATTAGACCAATGCACTCTGCAAAATAGGCACATTGTGTATAGCGGGTATCAAGTTTGGTCATCATATAGTAAAAAGGGGCATCGTGCAATGAACAATGATTGTAGTAACATTGCCATTGCCTACGCCCAAAGGAATGAATTGGCCTTTTTTCACACGCCACCCCCGCGATATACGCCCCAGTCGCCTTATCCGGCCGCAAACCATGCCGCGCAGAAGACGGTGGCGTATACCCAACAGCAGTTGAACATGCGCCGCAAAGCCGAGATTTTAAAATACAAGAGTCATCAGCAAAATACCAAGACCAAGAGTTTAACCCAGAAGGAACAGTGGGCGCTCTTGGCGCGCGGCAACAGCAGTCAACCGGTCAATACGGACCTTCCCGCCTGTCCTAGTAATCCGTATGCACCGACTTGGACCACGGCGTGTGATGTTCCCGGCCCCCCTATGCAACTCTATTATGACCCCGCGGTGCCCCTCTATAATTACCTGAATGCGAGCATTAATAACGCCAGTTACAGTGGCATTCCGGACGAGAACCGTGTACCGTATTATCTCTACAGTCGGAACGAGCTGCTCTATACGAATCCTACCGCCGCCAGTTATATATTTGCCGATGTGAGCAACGTTCCACCCTCGTCCGTATTTTACCCGAATAAGAGTCTACAGACCCGCACGTCGTCGCTGGGTAACTTGGTGACGACCAAGTACATGGAACCGGGCACCCTCACCTTGTCGCTCGTGGTTCCCATCGGACTATGGGTAGCAGGGTCAGTCGGCGAAGGTGTCCTAAATACCGATATTTGTCCCGACGACGAGACCCCTGCCTGGATGTCTGACCCCAGTTTCAGTCCACACGTGGACTCGTCGTACGGACCTCTGGATTACGTCAATGGTTGTTACCAGAAATTACCGGGGGTGTTTCAACCGTCGGACGGGTTTGTGATGCATATACTCCATGCCGCCGAGATGCAGCAATTGTATCAGACCCCCGTATCATTGGGGGTCAATTTGAGTGGGGTACCTGTCATGCTAAAGACCCCGCCCACGATCCGTACATCACTTATTTCACCCGGCGTCGCTGTACCGGGGCAACAAACCATTCAGTTTGCAGACGTCTCCTTTGCGCCGTATACGCTGGAACCGGGGCAATTTTACGGCATTCAGTACGTGGGTAATTTGGTCATAGACAACCTACAAATAGATGTCCAGCCAGAGCAAGTATATGATCTGACCATCACGATGAATTACATGTACGATTACCCCCTGTCTACCCAATTTGATTACCTACAGACCGGACTGTTTTTCAATTTGTCGCCTCAGAATCAGAATGCGGCGGATGGACTCACGTTTGCCTCCACCCCGCCGCCCTTTGTGGGGGGCAACATGTCCACCTATAGCCCGGATTCTATAGTCGCCACGACGACCCCTACTCTCACGAATTTTGCGTTCGGCAATGTCGGCCTCAATTATGTCAACATCGTCGGTATTGTCGGTAATTTTGATACCTATACGTTGTATCGCACGGATATCAGCGGTCAGAACCCAGGAGGACCCGTGCTGGCCACGCACGAATTTCGCCAGCTCACCTCGGACACGTTTTTGGATGCGAGTCTGAATCCGTACACGACGTACACTTACCGTATTATGCCCACATTCCGTGGATTGAACGGGTCGGTCTTCACCATCGGTACGGTCGTGACGCAAAATGTTCAGATTGCGGCCACGTTGGACCTGTCATCGGTGACCACCAGCAGTGTCTCTATCGTGAACATTACCGGAAATTTCACGGAATATACGGTGTACCGAGATGTGAGCAATCAAGACGGTACCACTAGTAAGACTACGTTATCGGGTCTTAGGGCTTCCACATTTACCGACCAAGGATTGACCCCAGGTGCTACGTATACTTACGCGATTCAGGGCTATATTACCAATACTCCGGGTCCCCGCATCTCTCTTGGGACAGTGACCACCTATTATCCTCGGGTCACCAATGCCTTTTACCGTCTCATTTCCAACACCTCGGTCGTATTAGATATTACTGGCGTTTACGACTACGTCAATATCGTACGTAATGGGTTCCCGTCCCAGGTATATCGTCAACAACTCCCCACCAAGGTGGATCCTATCACCGGCGACCTATCATTCATCCAGTTCTCCGATATCAATATCAATACCAGTACCACCTACCTACCCAATGGGTACATTTTGGGACAAAATTATACCTATTCGGTGCAGCCGGTACTGACGGACCAACAAGGTCGCACCATCTTAGGTACCACCTATACCTTACCCACCATTCTCATTCCTACCACGGCCCTGGCAGTCACCATTGGGCCCATTACCATCACGGCCACGTCGTCGTCCTTTATCTTGTCCAATTACCAAGATTATTACTATGTGAGTGTGGCCCAGATTCGGGACGGGGTGGTCGGTCCGGCGGTTACCCAACCGGTCAGTGCGGTCCTCTACCGCGACCCCGGCAGCGCTTTTTCTGCTTCTTCCATCTACGCTTATTCCATTGTGCCCTACAACAATCTTGATATTCCCGGCAATACATTTACCTCCATCAACGCGTGCCCTACCGCCACAGTGAGTATTCAAATCGCGTCCATCACCACATCCAGCGTCCTCTTTCAGTTTGTGGACTTGGGTGGCAACCGGAACAATTTCAAATCGGTCACTGTTGTGAAGAACAACGTGACCTTGACCACGCTTCCCCTCGGTACGATCTCTTATACTGATACTTTGGCGAATAGCAACACGTTTATAGATTACGTATTCTCCTATACGTTTATCCCGTACAATATCTTGAATACCCCCGGAATCACGTACAATTCAGGTAAAATCGCCCCTCTTGCCACGACGTTTTTTGAACGATACGTGGACATCTCCCGGAATGTCCTGTCGTTTACACTCCAACCGACCAACACATTTTCGTACGTCGTAGTGCAACCGTATATTGTCAAAGAAGGGGTCAGTAGCATCTATAACTCACCGACGACTCTGTCTCTCGGAAGTTATTTGTACCGAGATATTTACAATTTAAACCACACGAATGTTTTCTTTCCCATATATTCGTATTATTTTACGGTGTTGCCTTATAATAGCATCAAAGAGGCCAATCATCAGTCTTTGGTCACGACCTACCCGGTCTCGCCCCCGGCCATCGTGGCCTTTGTCAACTATAATAACGGACAAACTTACTGCGCCAACGACGTGTATGCTTCCATCATCATTAATTATGACTATACGACCTACTATGATACAAGTGATAATACGAATCACAGTAATTTGTACGTCTCTGTGGCCGAAGTATCCGGCGGCGTTTTGGATATGTACCTTCGCCAACCTCCGGGGGCCACTTCGGTCACCTACACCGGTCTCTTGTCTTACGTGGTGTACCAATTCAACCTGTCCCCATTCAATGTATTGGATCAATCCGGTGCCTTGGTCGTCACTCCACCCTTTTCACCTCAGTCGCAGCTGACTCCGGGGGTCATCAGCAACAACGATACCGACATTTCCATGAGTTTTGACGCGTCCAGTGCGTTCGCTTCGCTCACCGTGACCCGCATTACGGACGGCGTATACGGCGCGAGTTTTGAAACCGTGGCCAATGTCCCCTATTTCGTGGATCCGAGTGACGTCTTTTTTGCCGCGCGTGCGTATTCGTATTATGTCGCGTCCTACAATGCCATTGGTCTTCCTGGAGACAGTTGGACCACGCCCCGAGTCTCCCCCCGGGCCACGGTAGCCATCAGTCCGGTCGGGATCGGGGTGACCGAGGCGTCTTTTTCTTTCTTGGACGTCACCGCCTTTTACTATGTTACTGTCGCCTATTCGGTCAATGCTCAGCCTTGGTTATCCGTTCCGAATACCCCATTTTACGCTTCGGCAGGACCCCTCTACATTAATCTCCAAGCCTTTACGGCGGACAGCAGCTATGTGTTCCAGTTGACACCGTACAATGCGGTGGCGGCGGCGAATACTCCCGCCATCATCCAGAGTGAGGTGGTATCTCCCCCGGCCACCGTGACGGTGAGCCCTCTCTCCATCACCAACTATGACTTGTCCTTTGTATTTCTCAACCGGACCACGTACTATTCTACCCAAGTCGCCCGTATAGACGGGGGGCATCTCGGTCCTTATGTCCTCTTTCCTCACGGAACTTCTTTTCTCAATATCCAACCCTTGGGCACGTCGGGCAACGAACTCTTCTATGCCGACGTCAGTTACGCTTTTTCCATCCTGCCGTACAATGCACTTGATGTTCCCAATACGTCGGCTCTGCTCACTACGCCACCGGCCTCCCCCGCCGCCGTCGTGACGACCACCCCCGTCTTCATTACGAACCAAGACTGTTCTTTCGTGATTACGAATGTGCCGTCGCGCCTGTTTTACTACATTTCGGTCACTCGTCTTGCTGGCAGTAAATACGTCAACACGACTACCCTGCCTCCGGGAACCACCGAATACCACGACCCGAGTTTGGTCTTCACAGCGGATACCAGTTACCAGTATGTGATCACCCCCTACAACGTCTTGGACCAGTCCAATGTGGTGACCGGACAAATTATACAAACCGTGTCCCCTGTCGCCGTCGTCAGTGTGGACCATGTGGATATTTCGTACACTGATGCGTCGTTTGCCTTTACGGGCCTCATACAAAAGCCTTTTTATTATGTGGCGGTCACACGTCTGGTCCGCGGAAACCCGGTAGACACGGCCACCTTGCCGCCGGGTTCTACCTACTACGTGGATCCGAGCAATGTATTTACCGCCGATACCAGTTACGCATACCAAATTGTCCCATACAATGCCGTAAAATCCGCCAATCTTGCGGCCACCGTCATCACGGCCCCCGTATCGCCCGTATCCGCCGTCATCACCAGCTCCATCTCCATCACCCCGGCCGATGCCAGCATGACCTTTTTGAACCCCACCGGATTCTATTCACTCTCCGTGGCCCGGTACATCAATGGTACACTGACCCTACCCTACGTCGCCTTGCCCCTCGGTACCTACCTCTACGACGACCCAAACCCGACACCGGGGGCTACTACCAAATTCGTGGCAGCCAACAGTTACGCCTATTCCGTGGCCACTTTCAACGCGGTCAAAGAACCCGGATTCGTCACACGTACCCCTCCCGCATCGCCGGCAGCCACCGTGGCATTCAATACCTTTGCTACAGTGACCGCAACCACAATGACGTTTTTATATCAAGGAACGCCCGGCCCCGACAGTTATTATTACGTCGGCATCGCGCGCTACATAAAAGGCCAGTTCAAGGACACGGCCAAGCAACCCCCGGCGTCCATCTCCTATACGGATCCCAGTGGCCTATTCTACGCCGACATCAGTTACCAGTATGTGATCACCCCCTACAATGCGGTAGACGCCTCCAATACGGCGGCCACGGTTCGCAGCACGATTGTTTCGGCCCCGGCCGTCGTCTCAGTCTCGGCCCTGTCTATTTCGGGGGACGACGTGTCGTTTTCGTTTACAAATTTGGCCGCGCGACAGTTCTACGACGTTTCCCTGGGACGCTTGGTGCAAGGCCGCCTCTTGGGTGGTTCCTATACGCGTGTCCCTTACGGAACCCAGGTGTACCTGGACCCGAGTTCGGTCTTCACGGCCGACCTCAGTTACCAGTATGTGATCACCCCTTACAACGTCTTGGGTCAGGCCAATTTGGTCGCTACCATCTACACGAATACCGATTCGCCCCGGGCGACCATCGCCTTTGGACAGTTCAACACGGTTTCTTATACGCAAATGCGGTTCACCTGTCTCTACGGACCCACGCGGTATTATCTTTTCAGTGTGCGGCGTTTGGTCAATGCGGCCTGGTTGGATACTTACAATGTCAAGCAACCGGTCGCCGCCACTGTATATACCGACCCCAGCGCCACATTTACGGCTGACAGCAGCTACGCCTATTATGTGGCTCCTTACAATGCGGTGAATTTTCCCAATGCGCTCTCCGTATTTACCACCCCCGCCGTGTCCCCCGTGGCCGTCACCACTCTGGGTTCATTCATCGCCGTGTCTTACAGCGCCATCACATTTTCTCTGCAAAATCCTACCTCATTTTACTATACTAGCATTGGGCGCGTAGCTCCCGGTGATGCCAAATACCCGGCGGCGGCCACGACCTCGGTATTGCAGCCGCCTCATAGTATGACCTATTCGGACCCGAGTCCTCCTTTCTTTGCGTACTTGTCGTATACGTACACGGTGACGCCGTTCAACGGCGTCGGAACACCCGGAGCTACCGTACAAACGGCCACCGTGTCCCCTCCGGCCGATGCGTCCTTCTACAGTTACAGTTCATTGCAAACGAATAGTCTGAAAGTGCAGTTTACCTATAGTACCAGTTACGAGTATTTGCAGGTGGCCGAGGTGTCGGGCGGGGTAGTAGGACCGTTTACCGCTTTCCGGGTTCCGGGAGGACCGGGGGGCGACGTCAGTTTCGTGGACACGGGTCTTTGGCCTCGGTACATCTATTCTTATTTGGCGGTGCCCTACAATGCGTTGGACGTTTCCAACGGAATGCGCGGAACCCCCAATATTTCGCCCACGGCGTATGTTGCAGACACCAGTTTCATCGCCGTGAGCGCGACGACCTTGTCGTTTGCGTACAACCAAGCCACGGATCTCACTTTTTACGATGTGTCGGTGGCCCGCATTACCAACGGAGTGTATAGGAGCTACCAAAGCATTTCTCACGGGACGACGCCGCGCATCTATACGGATACGGCGATATTTGACGCCAGCAGTGTGTACCGATATTCGGTGATGCCTTACAACGGTATTTCGGTACGAGGTCAAGAGACGGTAACGGCGGCCGTCTCTCCCCCTGCCCAGGTCACCTTATCTACTCCGGTGGTCACGACCACCGCCATCACATTGAATTATGGATACACATTGGGGGCGGGGGTCAGTTTCCGTTATGTCACCATAGACGAATGGATCAATGGGAACCTTAGTGCCACGGTGCAGGTTCCGGTGGGAGTCATGACCTATACATTTTCGCCCCGTACCGCGAACAATGTTTACCAGTATTACGTGAATCCCGTCAATGGCATGGGTAATACCGGCACGCCGGTTCAGACGGCTCAGCTTTCCCCTATACCGGTGGTACCCACGGTAACCTATGGTCTTACCACGCCGACGTATTTTGTCCTCAATTTCGCCAATCCATCGGTGTGCAGTTACATGGCGATTACCCGCATTACCGATGGGACCCCGGCACAACAGGCGCAGAATAGCACGGCCAATGCATCGTCGTTCACTGATTTTGGTACATTCGTTACCTCTTCCCAGTATTCTTACAATATTCAGCCGTTCAATGCCTTGACTGCCCCCGGTGCCACCTATACGACGACACCGACCAATTTGGTCAATGCCACGGTGACCTTCAATGCCGCCGCGGGATACGTGGTGTCGTTGACTAGCATCGCCTTTAGTTTCTTGAGCGCAGTCACGTTCAGCTATGTTTCGGTGACGCCGATTGTCAACGGCACGGCCTCTACTACCCCGGTGAAATTGGCAGTGGGTGTCACGAATTATACCGATACGGCGAATGCCCCTTTTAACAGCGACAATTCGTACTGCTATCTGTTGACGCCTTACAATACCTACGGCAATCCCACGCTGATAACGGCAATTACGACACCGACAATCACGAGTCAGGCGACGATAAGTTCGACATCCTTCTTGGCGGTGACCAATACGAACATCGGGGTCAGTTATAGTGCCGGAACGTCGCGCTATTACTATGTGACCGTGACCCGTTATATCAACGGAGCCAAAGACTCTCTGGGCGAAGTTCGGCAACCCATTCGGGCCACGAACTATTATGACCCGTCGGGTCCATTCTACGCCAATACGAAATACCACTACCAATTCTTGCCTTATAATGCGATAGATTCTTCCAACCTGGCTTCGTCCATAACAACGGCACAGGTATCTCCTCCCGCAGCGGCGACATTTTTAGGATACACGGGCAAGGACGTTACCAGTGTGACGGTGAATTTCGGTCCGGTCGCCGCCGGATACCAGTATCTACAGGTGGCCACGATTACCAATAGTGCCCAGGGGTCTTATCAGAAACTTTCCAATGGAGCTACCAGCGTATTTTACGGCGGACTTTCTCCCCTCGCGCGTTACCAGTTCACAGTGGTCCCATACAATGCATTGGATTCGCCCAACAACTTTGGCCAATTCAGTACCCCGGCCATATCCCCTTATCCGTATTTGACGGGAGTCAACATCACGGTGACGGCCAATACCTCCATTACGATAAATTGGGGGACGCCAACCTCGTTCTATAATGTGTCTGTCACATCCATTATCAACGGAGTACTGAACACATTTTCTACGCCGTTGGCGGCCAATGTGTCTACGTATAACGACCCGGGTAATTATTTTTACGGCGATACCAGTTACGCTTACGTATTGACCCCATACAACATCATGGGTGACCCCGGGGTGCCGGTCATTACTACGCCCGTGTCCGCTTATGCCACGTTGATAGCGACAGCGGTCGCCATCACGAATCGGTCGGCGTCGTTTACGATGACCAATATCCGCGATTTTTATACGGTGTCCGTCACCCCGTATGTGAACGGAACCGTCGTGCCCGGTTCGGCCACCGTGGTCGGTCCCGGTGTCGCGACTTACAACGATACCCGACCCCTATTCACCGCAGACAACAGTTATGCTTATACATTGATACCGGCGAATCGTTTGGGTACGGCCAATCCGGCCGCGACCGTGGTCACGCCGCCCGTGTCGCCTGATGCGTCGGCGGCGCAAATCCTGGGCTATGTCACCACGACAAACGCGGCCATCGCGTTCACCTATGCTACAGCGGGGCTATGTTACTACGTGGCAGTGACCCGCATCGTCAACGGCACCCTGACTGCCGCGACGACGACGCAGCCCCCGGCGACGAACCAGTATACCGACACGGGCACATTCACGGCGGACACGAGTTACGCCTACCAGGTGGCCCCTTACAATGCCGTGTATAGGATCAATACGGCCAGTGCAGTGATAGTTCGTACTACGGCGGTGTCTCCGGATGCGTCCGCCCCGTTGTTCCAAGGTTTCACGACGACCACCAATGCGACCATGGCCTTTACGTACGCCACGGTCGGCCTGTGTTACTACGTGCAAATGACCCGGGTTGTCAAAGGCACCCTGACCGCCGTCACGACCGTCCAACCACCGGGAGCCGTCCAATATACCGATCCTAGCAGTGGCATATTCACCGCGGATACGAGTTACGCCTACCAGATCACTCCTTACAATGCCGTGTATAGGATCAATCCGGCAGCCACCGTCCGGACCCCTCCCGCTTCTCCGCCTGCCACAGTGACCATCGGGTCCTTGTCAGTGTCCTCCAACACCATATCATTCCCGTGGCTGAATACCACATCGTTTTACCAAGTGTCGGTGACCCGTCTAATAAATGCCGCCGTCGTGGATACGGCCACGTATACAGGGGAAGGTACTGGAACCTACACCGACCCGAGCAATGCCTTTACGGCCGACAGCAGTTACGCCTACGTATTGACCCCATATAATGCGGTAGGCGGGCTTGGAACTCGGTATACAACCACGCCGGTATCACCGGCGGCGACAATCACCTTGGGGGTCGTGAGTGTGAGTGCAACAGATATTTCGTTTTCGGTGGTGAACCCGACGTCATTTTACACTTGGTCTGTGGACAAATATGTCCGGGGGTCCTTGAATGTTGGCGGGACTGTCACCATGCCTCCCTGGTCTCTGGTCTATGTGGACCCCAATACGGTCTTTACAGCGGACACGAGTTATGCGTACCAAGTAACCCCTTACAATGCGGTGGGAGTGGCGGGTACGCCGGCAATCACGGTGCCGGTGTCTCCCCCGGCGTCCGTGCAAATTGGACCCGTTTCCGCATCTACGACGGATGTGTCATTTGGGTTCGTGAATCCGACGTCGTTTTACCAGGTGGCGGTGGCTCGCATGATGGAGGGGGTGATTTATGATAGCGATTATACCCTGTTGCCACCGGGTACGACGATCTATGTGGACCCTAGCGACGCGTTCATAGGGAACGTGGCGTATTCTTACGCGTTGATACCGTACAACGCAGTGGGAGTGGCCGGACCGACGGTCATCACTCCGACATTCCAGGCGGGTATCAATTCGGCCGTATCATCGCAGTTTTGCAATGTGGTGGACATCACCGGACTTACGATGTATTTGCCGTTTGATTTCATTACCGATACGGTGTTACCGTCTTACGTTCCGGCGTTCAATTCGGTCATTGATACCACGGATTTGACCATGTACTACGGGTTTGATGTTTAGGAAATTCTACACCCTTGATTTTTTCAAGGGTGTAGGCAGGATAAAAATCTACACAACCGCGTACTTGCCGGTTTCTATCCACTGATGAATAGGGCTGGGCATGGATGTCGCAGGACGCCAGGAGGTAAAGGGTTCGTGGCGTGGAAGAGTGGCCGCGTAACCCGTAGGGGTGGTAAACACATACGGGCTCCACATGGTTTGCATGGACTCGGCCCCCTCCTCGCGTTCGTCGTCGCTGCCGTCGTCCGGTTCAGGGGTGCCCTTTTTATGGGACTTTTTATGGGCCTTCTTGGTCGGGCGGTGTCCCTGGGTAAAGGTGGGGATGACGTGGTGAACGGGCACGGGTGGCTGTATAACGGTGCCCGACCCACCACTTTTAAGCACGTCGCCCACGTCGTTGATGGCCCCGTTGCCTAAATCAATGGTGACTTTTGCCACGTCGGAAACGGTGTCTGCCGATACGTTCAGGATTTCCCCCGTACTGTACGATACGCCAGCTAATACGTGTCCCAACAGCACGAGGACGCGGTCAACCACGTTTTCTATGGCTTCCAAGATAACATGGAAGAAATGTACTCCCAAGATGGAAAGCAAAAGGAGTGCCGAGAGAAGGATGATGAGGACATCTTTGTTGTCACTAAATATTCCGCTCCATTTTTTCTTGAAACTGTTGGTGACGTTTTCAATGGGGGAATTCATCGGCAGCTCATATACATTGGTTGAATATATTGTTCGTTCGGGTAGCGTTTGTACAAACTGCGTACATTGTCATTGTTTTATTTAGTCACATAGGATAAATATCCATACACAATTAACCATCATGGGCCTGAGTGTGTTTGGGTTTATAGAGACGTTTTTCTTTCTGAGTTTAGCCGTGTCGTTCGTACTGATTCTGCTGTTGGTGTACCACTTTAAACAGCGGATTTCTTTCGTGGAGAAGAAGACGGAAACCGTCATCCGCGTCATCAACGATGTGGTGATGGAATTGAATACCATGAAACAGATGTGCTCCTGTATGGGGGGCGGTTTTACCGGATGTTTCATGGGCGGAGCGTCTCTTTCGACGGGCGAACCCTACATGAACCGTGAACAGCGGGTGGTGGAAGAGTGTCCCGAGGAAATTGTTCTCCAGTTGGACGACGGCGACGACGACGATGATGACGACGAGGATGACGACGACGACGAGGATGACGACGACGAAGACGGTACCGAATACCCACCCCAGGACACGGAATTTGAAACCAAGATCGTGGTATCGGATACCGAGGAGCCCGCGTCATCTCAAGAGGCGGCCGAGACGGACTACCGCAAAATGACCCTTCCGGCCCTCAAGCAATTGGTGGTGGCCCGTGGTCTGGTCGCCGATGTGTCCGCGGCGTCCAAGATGAAGAAACTGGACCTCTTGCATCTCCTCAAGGTGGAAACTTAAGGGGGTACAGTTCCTTTTTCTCCGGACCCGGCTCCGGCTCCGGCTAAAGGTACGGAGGCGGGTACGGCGGCGGGTACGGAGGCGGGTACGGAGGCGGGTACGGCGGCGGGTACGGAGGCGGGTACGGAGGCGGGTACGGCGGCAGCAAACCGTAGATACTGCCGCTTGGTTTTTTCCTTGGATTCGGCGTGAAAATCCATGTGGTCCGGATGAATGACCGAGTCGTTGCTGTCACGGTACGTAAACGGAGGACAACGGTAACTGTAGGTTTTCAAGAAACAATACAGAAACCGGTCGGCGTGGTGGTAGTAGGGTACTTCGGGGCCCAGGCAATATTTAGGCATCGCGGGGGAACTGTACCGACACAAGTATTGGATCAACCGTTTCGCCGCCTCGTTCTTAATCAAATACGCCGCCGTGCCGCAAAAGTTTTTCCGCATCTCCCATACTTCGTATTCGGCTTCAGGCAGCGTCTCAAACAGAATATAGGATAGCTGCAGCACTTCACAGTCGGGTGGGGCCCGTTCAGCCAGTTCCCCTAGACTCGCCGACCAAAACGGCACAAATTCCGCGGTAACGTCGTCTTCCAGAATCAACCCCACCGGTTCATCCGTCATGGCGAATTGATGGATGGCCCGAAAATGCGACAACGTGCATCCGTACTCCGTCTCCATCATCCGTGGGTTCTTGGTACATTGGTAGAAATCCAGGTATTGGAAGACATCCTCGGACTTGCCATCAATGCCTCGGACCCGTTCCACCGGGATATCTTTAAAAATGGGGTCAGCCAATACCGACTGCATATGGACTTCACGATCGTGGGACCGGTCCATGTTGATGTAGTAGATGGCGGAGACCCCGGCCATCGGGTCCGTCAAGTTGGTTTTAGGCAAGTGGTCGGCCAGATTGATTTTTGGCGGCGGCGACGGCGTTTTGAAGACGTGCTCTTCCGCCTGGGTATTGGCAGGGTCCGTTTTTTGGATAAAGTCGTACATTGGGACAATGTAAATCATATATGGCAATTCTATATATGACTTTGGCGCCAGATAACGTAAATATCACGTACAATAGATGACTGGTATTTCGTCGCGCATTGTGCGGATTCATAAATTATCCTTTTCCATTGCGCTATTTTTAATATTCATGGGGATCATTCACTGGGTCCGACCCGGGTTTATTTATGATGAACGGGGGCGGTTTCGGCCGTTTGGTTTAGGATACAAAAAATGCACCGTGTTTCCGATATGGCTTGTCACCATTGTCCTGGCGATTTTCTCGTATCTCTTGGTCCTGTGGTACATTGGTCTGGATTGACACCCCTCCCTTCTTGTCCCCACCCCCTATTACATTTCGTTACTCAAGATGTATTGAAACGAAATCAGGGTACCGACCAAGGATGCAAAATAGAGCCAACACATGTTCCCCACGGTGTTTTTATTGAGGATAACCTGCAGCAGGTTTCTGACACGGGTGGTGTTGATGCCCTCTTCGTCGTCGGTACGTATTTCAAAATCGTATTTGGCATTGTTCTGATATATTTCTTCCAAGACGGACGGTAACGTTTCCAGAGACATGACGTTTAGCAAAAAGTCGTAGTAAATATTGGCACCGGGGAACACGTACTTGTTGGTAAAAAACTTGTGCTGGAAGATGCCGTTCATGGCGTCTTGAAGGGCCTTGTTCATGAACATTTTGACGAAACCGTACCCTACCACATTTTCAAACGGTCCCACCATCGTTCGGTTATTCGTGAAGAGAAAAGTGAATCCCAAGATGACCGACAGGACGATGGAAATCATACGCGCCGCCGCTTGGTAGTTCTGTCCCCGATAGTAAAGCGAGTAGGTGAGGAGAGTCGTACCAAGAAGAACGATGAAGAGCGCGACGACCAAGAAGAATCGGCCCCGGGTGATGACCCGCATCACGGACACCAAGACCTCTTCCCAGAAATATTTAAACGTCTGCTCTTGTCCGTCTATGTCCACCGCGAAGTTACCGGTTTTGAACGCCATCACCATGGCGTCCAAGACACCGTTTTGATTGATCAAGAGCATCACCTGATGGTTCAGAATGCCGCTGTAGATAAACGTGAGAAACGGCACGACCGCGAGGAGAAACAGAATGAGCACCGAGAGGTAAAACGTCGGCGGCGAGGTCGCTTGGTCGGTTTGTAATTGTTTCCAAGAGGCGTTGATATCCGACATTTGCTGTTTGATGCGTTGATTCTCGGCCAGGAGGGCCGCTGGGCCGGATTCTTGAGACGGCGCTGATGGTGCCGTGGCCGAAGACATGGTTACTATATCATCATATAGTTTTGCTTTGTGGTGCGGCGCGGCGCGGGAGCGCGTGCAAATTTCTCCGAGGCAAACGGTCTAGGAAATTATAGAAGGTCCGTACTCCTCCGTCAACGGGCGAAATATGGACGGCGCTCCCAAGTTGATAGAGACCGGCGTTCACCATTACATGCATACCGTGTTGCATAAATGCTACGAACAACGTATTCATCTTTACTCGGCGGTCCTCAATGTGGGCATCTTGGTCGTATTCGTTTTGGTGGTCGGTTGCGCACTCTGGTACGGTTCTTCCCGGAAATTGTCCCCGGAAGAACAGAAACGTAAAATGGTCAAGGAGCAGCAATACATATTGTCTAAAATACGGGATTTTCAAGTCCAGAAGCAGCATCAGCGGGAGCAACTGTCGGAACTGATGCGGCGGGTGGAACCCGCGACGACCCCCCTTTCAGGGGGTGCTGGTGCCGAGGCAGCCTCTGTGGATCTCGTCTACGCCATGGCCATGGACGAACGGCGCTAGGACGCCCTACAGGGGTTGCGGCCGCAGTCGCCGCGGACCAAGACATCGTGTGGTATTTCGCCCAATAGGGTATATGCCGCATGTCTTCCGTAGAAACTCCTCGTCCTAAAATTCGGTTGAATGAGGCCGACCAAGAGCCAGTTCTTTCTTTCCGGTCTGGCCCCGTCGCGGGACCCGAGCCTGGTTCCGTAGCGGGATCCGACGATTCCCCTCCCTATGAACTGCCACCGTCCCCCCAGGATTCGGCCCGTTTAGAAGAAATATGCCAATCCATGTTTGACCAAGACCCCGGGCTCCAAGTGTTGAAATTGTCCGAGCCCTTGCAAGGGGAACTGGATTTTCATTTCTTGGGGGACCGCGCCGTCCGCGAAATAGAACTGGCCGAGCACGGGCATGTGACGCGTTTGACGGGACTGCCGGCTACGTTGCAAACCCTCACCTGTGTGCATAATGAGCTCCAAGAGCTCGCCGACCTGCCGGCTTCCTTGACCGCCATCCATGTCTCGCACAATCATCTGTCTACGCTGGATTTTAGCCAAACTTCGCAATTGCGGGTCATCCGGGCCGAACACAATCGCCTGTACTCCGTGGACGACCTCCCGTCCACCCTGGAAGAACTGTATGTGAGCCATAACCGCCTGTCTGAACTGAATTTGATTGGATTGACCCAACTGCGGATCTTACATTGCGAGCACAATCGCCACCCACTTATTCTTAAACATGTGCCGAGTCAGCCCATGCAAATCGTGATGGACGACGGTCCTCTCAACCAACTCCAGCCGGAAACGGGGGAGACCGAACCGCCCCCCCAGAACAAGGCGCCTAAAATAGACTACGTCCAGGCCCTCAACAGTTACATGGCCTACAAAACCAAGTACGAGACGTCGGCCCGCCGCTGGCGCCTGGCCAAAAAGGGGGCCAGCAAGAAGACCAAGAACCCCGGCCATCCTCCTTGTGTCCATTGTGCGGCAAATGTGGGCATGACCTTTTCCTACAAGGACCAACAGTATCATGCTCAATGCGGGGCAACGGTGTCCCTGAAAAATTGCGATTTTGACATCCATTTGAAGGCGGGGGCATTTGTGGACTTTCACTCCTTTTTAGAAGAAGAAACGGCCAAATACGACCAAGAAAAACAGGCTTTTATGCAGCAAAAAATGCAGACCTTGTTTGGGTACCTGCCTGAAAAAGACTCGGCGGAACTGTTTAAACGGCGTCTGGAGGCCTACGTGGAAGACGCCCAGTTCCACGACATCTTGGTCCAAGACTTTACCAACATGTACCACAACCCCGCGCGCCAAGATTTGATAGACAAGGAATTGAAACGGATGGCCGAAATCAAGGCCGACATTGCCACCTCGCTTCATAACTACCGGACGGACCCCGCGAATCGGGCCCTTTTGCACGCCGCCGTAGAAGAACATGTGCAGTCGCTGGTCCCGGTGATTCAACGTCTCCGGTCCCTCAAATACCCGGTGATGGAAATGAACACCACGTTGAACCAAGAGGGGGAACCGGTGTGTGCTTCTCTCTTCCAATGCGGGTTTGATCTGGAACGCCTGACGTATACTCTGCAAGCACCCGAAGTGGTTACCTACCAAGTGTGAGGGTCGGGTCATGGTGCGACCGTCGTCTCTAACAATGGTTATAGTTGTCTACCCCGGTCCACACCACATTGCCGGTGGTGGCCCAATTCTTTTGAGCGCAGATGGAGGTCATGGCGGTGGACGAGATGGCAGATGGACTAAAGGAATATCCCGCACGGAAATTGCCCAGATTCTTTGTTCCGGCCACACAGTAGCCGCGAGCGTCCTGGGTCCAGTAGTCGGGGCACACCAAACGGTCGGGCGGAAAGGCGGCAACGGTCGTGGAAGAATTCATATTCATGCCGATATAGGTGAGGAGGCAAATGAGGACAATGACTGCGATAATCACGAGAACAACATAGTATTCCATGAGTAGAACACGTCTATAGTATAGTATACTAGTATACTATAAGGATTTCCACGGTGGGTGGTCGCTAAAATATGAATTATTCCACATACAATGACCCCGCGAAGCCCCGTATTTTAGACACATACAACGGACGGGTCAATATCTTGGAACCCCCGGACGCCACGGTCCAATTCAAGATGATGGAACGCATCGCCATTAAAAACAAGGCCACCGAATTCCGCAATCCCCTGGAAGGGGTCTGGGAAACCAACACGCTGGCCCGGGTCTTCTTCTCCGCCGAAAACGTCCAAATCCTGCAAAACGGTCTCCGGGCCGGCGTGTACCGACTGTCCCAAGGCAAGTATGTGATCCCCCCGCAGAACCAGGACGCCCTCAAAATCATCATGCGTAGCACCTTTTTGCAGTACGCCAAGAATGCGCCCGACCATATTCCGGAGCAAGTGGAAACCCTCAACAATCTGGTATGGGATTATGCGATTCCGTTTGTCTACAACGAGGCCGTTTCCTATGTCCGCTATCTGGAAGACCAGAGTACCTTGGTCGTGCCCCTGGACCGCGAAGTCCGCCCCGACCGGGAATACAAGCAACTGTCTACCAACCCGTTTATTTGATTCGGACCGCACAAAAGCTCAGAATCAACGGAAGGGGGTGATTTTACCCGTTTTCAGATAAAATTGAAACAAAATTACACATGATATGGTTTCTACAAAAATCATACCATGGGTCGTCCGACGATTTCCCCCATATTCGCGTATCTTCCCAACGGCATCATTCGTGAGATTGTTGCCTATACCGGTGCCAGCTACAAGAAACGCAATGGCAAGTATATGGGTCAAATTCCACGGACGGACCCTCGGTACGCATTACTGTCGGCGATTCCGCAGAAAACGTTCTGGTTCCTCGAACGTCCTCCCCACTGCGTGTTTTTCACGTCCAAAGTCATTTTATCCCGTATTACCGAGACATGCCCTATCCACGTAAGTTTGGAAGTGATTGGATCCAAATATACCAATGATCCCGATTGCGGTAACACCGAAGTTATATGCTACAAGTTACAGACCATATCTAGTGATGATATTTGGCTTTCTAAGTTTTATCACTATTACTGGGAAACCGACTCCGTCGACGAAATAATCGCAGAAAATAGAAAAGTCATCGCAGAAAACCGAAAAACGCGCAATCTTCGCGGTCTCTTACAACATGCCTTCATCTCTATCGGTATGTTTATGACGGGGGTGATTTCGGCACTCTGAACAAGCTCTCTCGGCCATTTGGTAACTGGGAATTCCGCTCGCCGAATCAACCCGTTTTAGATACCAAGATTTTTTTACCAAAATCCAGGGCCTTGGAAAACCACGTGCCTCCCTCATCGGTAGTATCTGTCTCTTTTTTAGCCGCAGGCCGGGGCTTGGACCCTTCCACCATTCTGTCTCCGTGGCCGTAGTTTCCGCCCAAATGGTGGACCGGCAAGGGTGGAGGCATGGCCGCCCCCGGCGCTCCTCCTTCCATATTCCAGTCCATGCCCCCCATCATCGGGGCCGACCCCATGTCGGGACCCATCGTGTTGCCATTGCCGTTGACCAAGACCGGTGCAAAGATGATTTTACCGGTATCCTCCCCTCCTCCTGATTCCTGGCCGCCCTTGCCCCACGGTATGCGGCCGCCCCCGGTCATGGCGGCCGGCGAAGCAGTCGCTACCGAAGGAGCAGCGGCGGCGACCGGAATCAGGCGTGATTCCTTCACCACCTGTATTTGATCCTGTTCACGGAGTCCCTCGTAATCGTTGGTCATCAGGGTGAAAATGACGGCATTGTTCTTGGTCAAAACCATGTCATGGATGAACCATAAACGGTCCGGCTTGGTGTCTCCTTGCAAATGGACAAATTGCCGTTTCGCATAGGCTTGGTTCGGCGTCAATTCCGACACTTCGGGGGGCAGTCCCAGACGGCTTTGCGGCGCCGACGACGTCGGTCCCGTAGCCGGAGGTTGAGAGCGCAATTTCCATATGTCTTCTTCTCCCGCTGCCGCTTCTGCTACCGCTACCGCTGACCCCAAAAGGGGTTGCGGCTTTACTGCCGCCGAACCCGATGTGTCCAAGGCCAGGCCCTGATCCATGTCCAGTCCCATATCTATACCACTGGCATCGCGGGGCGACGGCGTATAATCGTCCACCCCCCGATACTGGGGCGTATCGCGGTCTTCTACGGACGGATCCGATACTGGTTCTTGGGAAGGTGACGGCGTCATCTCCTGGTGCAAGATGTCATGCACCTTTTTGTGCAAATCTTGATGTGCTTCGGCCGCCTGGGCCACCTTTTCCACCTGTTTGGCAAAGGCCACCGGGTCCGGGATGCGTGCGTAGGACATGGACTCCAACTGGTCAATGTTGTCCTCCGTGATGATGCGCATCTGTATGTTGATGGTCTGCAGCTCCTGAATGAGCAATTTCATGGTATAAGGGATTTCCACCACACTGAAATTGCGGCCAAATCGCGTGACCGTTTCCAGTCGCAACTGCGACCCATCGCGCACATGATCGTTCAAGAATTTCAACGGACCGTCCGTCATCGGGCTCATAAACAGGTTCTTGGTCGGATTGTAAATCGCCAGCATCCCCGTCTGATTGCAAACGGCCACGTAATATTTGTCGCTCCGTTCCATCATGGATTCGTTCAGGAACCCCGCCGCCCCGTGTGCCAAGATGGAATCGCGCTCCATTTCCCCGATACGCAGCCCCCCGTCGTTGGCACGTCCACCCACCGGTTGCTTGGTGAGCGCGCTTCGCGGCCCCAGGCACCGGCTTTGCTGCTTGTCCTTCACCATGTGCTTCAACCGCATGTAGTAGACGGTGCCCAAGAAAATACTGGACTCAATCTGTTCGCCCGTCATACCGTTGTATAGGATCTCGTTGCCGTACGATTCGTAGGCGGCGTCGGTAGGGTCGTCCTGCTTCTGAAGCATGAGACCGAAGTGCTCCACCTTGGCGCCCTTTTGCCCAAATGCGGTGCAGTCGGCAAATCCCCCGTAAATACAGCACGCCTTGCCCGTGACCGACTCCACCAACTGACCAATCGTCATGCGCGACGGAATGGCGTGGGGGTTGATGATGATGTCGGGGCGGATCCCGTCCTTGGTAAACGGCATGTCCGCCTCCGGAATGACCATGCCGATGGTGCCCTTCTGTCCCGCGCGACCGGCGAATTTGTCCCCCATGGCCGGAATACGCTCTTCCCGGACCCGGACCTTGGCCACGCGCTCCCCCTCCTCCCCCTCAGTCATATACGTCTTGTCCACGTAACCGAGCTGCCCCTTTTTGGGTTTGACGGAGAGGTCGCCGCGTTGTAGCGCGACCGCGGTCGCGGCCGCATTTTGTTGTACGGCAGTCATCCCAATCAAGATGGTCTTTTCGTTGACCGGGGTCCCCTCGCGCACCAGTCCGGCCGCGTCCAACTGACTGTAATCGTACCCGGGTTTCATGCCGACCACCGTCTCCGCCACCCCCTCTATTTGCGTAAATACCTTGTCTATCGGCACCGAACCGTCTGTCGCGTCACCTCGTTCCTCGTGGGTGGAATACGACGTGTACATGGTGGTACGGAACATGCCCCGGGCCAGCGCCCCCTCGTTGATGAGAATGGCGTCTTCCACATTGTACCCGGTGTAACAGGCGATGGCTACAATGGCGTTGAATCCGTAGGGATGCTCTTCGCGATGAATGTAGTCCAAATACCGGGTCTTGACCAAGGGAACCTGCCCGTAGTGCAAGACCGCGGCACTCTTGTCCATGCGCATCTGGTAATTGGAATGGTACAGCGACGTGGCCTGTTTGCTCTGGCCGCACGAAAACAGGTCGCGGGGAAACTGATTCATCTCGGGGAACGTGACTTGATTCCCCATCACCCCCAGCAGCAACGAGGAATGAATCTCACAATGAGTATAGGATCCTGCGGAAGACCGCTGTCCCGCTTTGACTGCGTCATGGAACGTCGTCATGTCCATGGCAATGTAGGCATTTTCCGTCTCGCTGCTGTCAATATAGTCTATCACGGCCTGCTGCTTCAAAAAGTCGGTCAATTTGGTGGGGGTCTGTTCCAACGATTCGCCCACGCCTTCGTACAATTCATGCAGTCGGGTAAACAGATGGTCCGCGGCGACGTCCACCTTGGGAAGACGGGGGTTCCATCCGCGTACCAAGCCGTCCCACGAAATATGGGGGGAGGACAGATGTTTCTGAACGTCGGCGCGTTCTATGGACAACTTGCCCCCCTCGTCCGTGTAGAAAATAGGACGGCACAGACGCCCCGAATCCGTGTAGATGGACATCTGGTTGAGGCGATAGTCAAAGGTCACCGACGTATGCAGCGGAATCATGGCGTTGCGGCGGTAAGTGCGAATTTTTTGCACGGCCCCGAGCGGGTCGGTCACGCATCCGGCCCAGAACCCGTTCACCATCACCTTGGTCGCCTGGGCCAGTTCAAAGGGCACGTGATCGGTCACGAAGCGCATCCCGACCATTTCGCGCAACCAGGCAATCATGGGTTCGCGGGAGTACCCACGGGAGACGGCCGTGACGATGGCCAGGTTCTTGTGGATCCCGATGTTGCCGCCATCGGGAGTATCCACGGGGTCAATGAACCCCCACTGGGAATTGTGGAGGAGGCGTGGCCCCACAATTTTAAGACCGGCGTCAATCGGCAAATTGGTTTTGCGCAAGTGACTGATCATGGTATTGAAGGACAGACGGTTCAGATCCTGAATGACCCCGATACGCTTGGTATGGGCGTGCGCCCCCCAGTTGCCTTTGAAGGCTCGGCGGAACCCGTCCTCCACGATGCGCCCCTCCTCGCGGAAAATGGTGCGTTCGTTGTCTTGGATCAGACGGGGGAGATTGGCCGCATAATTGCCCTCATTCATGTTGAGTTCGGTTTCAAATTTCAGGTGAATGCGTTTCAATTGCAAGGTATAGTACTCGCGAAAGAGTTCGTGGACCAAATTTCCGACCAATTCCATGCGTTTGTATTTGAAATGGTCGCGGTCGGTCGGCAATTCCCACCCGGCGTGCACGGACAACATGCGAAACACCATGTGGCCCAGATAGTAGGCCTTTTCCAGGTAATTGGTCTCGCCCACGTGCGGCAAAAAATAGTCGGCCAGGATTTCCAGGCCATGGTAGTAATTTTTCCCCTTGGTCAAGTAGCCCAAATGTTCAATGGCGTTGCGTTGCGTATAAATGAGGCCGGCGTCGTGGACCGAGGGGATGAACACGTCCACCAGAGACGCGTACTTGTCCATGTCCAAGAGGATGGTAGAAATAATGTCGCGGTCACTGAGAACGCCTAAAGCTCGGAACAGGATGAAGAGGGGGACCGGTTTGCGCACATTGGGAATATTGACGACGATGTTGCCGTAGGTGTACTTCTTCCCGGGAGCCATGAGACGGACGGAGAGGGTGCGTACCGGTTTAGTGACATTTTCCGAGACCGAGCGTATTTCCGCCGAATAGAGGTAATCTTGGTCGGCACCGCCGCTACGAATATACAACATGTTGTCGGCGAACTTCTCTTGGGGGATGACGACCTTTTCCTTGCCGTCCACAATGAAGTAGCCGCCGGGGTCGTTGCGGCATTCTCCCATGGTGTACCGGGCCTCTTTGGAGGCACCGTGTAACACACAAAAATTGGATTGTACCATGATGGGGAATTTACCCAAGTAGACCTTTTCCAGCTTTAGGATGCGTTTTTGCACAATACGACCAGTCTGGGGGTCCTTGTCAATGGTGCTCGCAATGTACTCCCGAATGGTTTTGGCGTCGCTGGGAGTGATGTTGGGGGGTCCCCGTGCTGCGGCGGCCGCGGCCGCATCGGCCGTTTTGGCCGCCTTTTTCTTGGGGGGAGCCCCGCCGTGCTGAGATGTCTCTTCGGCCAGGGCCTCGTCTTCCTCGTCGGCCTCGCCTCCTCCCCCCGAGAAATCCCCTCGGACGGCCTCTTCCACGGAATCCACCGGCAAGATATTTAGGAATTCTATTTCAATGTCGTAGTGGACGGTCATGGCGTAGGTGATGTTGCGGAGACGGGCCTCGTTGGGAAACATGAAATGCGGTTCGTTCTGGTCGTAGAGTACCGGTTTGCCAAAATAGATTTTGGAGCCGTCCCGTCCCCCCATGTACATGGTACACTGGGTCCGGTAGTCACCCAGCCCTTCGTCGTATTGGGAGGCGTGCATCCACTTTAGCGGATTCTTTTCCCGGAAGATTTGGAAAATGCCCTTTTGAAAAAAGTCGTTGTAGGATTCCACGTGGTGGTTGACTAAAGCCTGGGGGTTGTCCCGGAAATAGCTGTCAATCATTTTCCATACGAGTTGTTCTGCGGATGCGTGTGGGTCCGAGGTCCCGGCAGCCCCGGCAGCAGATGCGCTCATATGAAGAGAGTGGTGTGAGCGACGTTTTACTTACAAACTACGGATAAAAATCGTCAGGATATATATACGTAAAATGACGTCTCCCTCGGTCTCTTTAGATAATTACCTGTTTGGTCCCGTGTCGACCCAGTACTGCATCTGGTTCTACATCATTTCCATCTTTGGTTTTGTCTTCCTGTGCTTGAACTTGCTGGGCTTTATTGTGTCGCTCTTCATGAAGAAGGTGCACTTTTCCGTCCCTTTCACGCTCTTTACGTCCGTGGGCACGTGCTTCTTCGTGTACTTCCAGAACCGCCTGCTCTACAACATGTGCTTGAAGTCCGAGGCTTAAGGGCCCGGTACCTTTGGCCCGGTACCTTTGCCATATACATTTGCCGAGCCCTTCACACCCCCGCATCCGTCAGAAAGATAAAATAGGGCTCTATCCCTATTTTATCCGTGCCTTCCCGCCGTCGCCGATGGATATATTTTATTACAGTAACCTTTGTCCGCATTCACAAAAGGTGATACAGTTTGTCGTCAAACATCAGCTGCAGTCCAAGCTCTCGTGTATTTGTGTGGATAAGCGCAAACGTGACGCCAACAATCAGACCGTGGTGGTGTTGGAAACCGGCAAACATGTCATGTTGCCGCCAAATTTGCAGTCGGTTCCGGCAGTGCTGTGTGTCAAGAAAAACTACGTCTTGGTGCAGGGCACCGACCCCATTTTAGAATACTTTCAGGCGGCGTTTGGTCTGTCGGCCTCGGCGCAGCAACTGTACGAAAATCCGTACGATTCACCGGCGAATGCAGTGAACCGTCGTCCCCAGGCCATGGACCCGGTGGGGGTGGGAGTCCATAGTCTCACAGGGAACATGGGGATTTTCTCGGAAACCTATACCCAATATCACCTGACCCCGGAAGATTTAGCCGGAGATAGCCAGAGCCGGCGGCGACCGATGTACGGTTACACCCCGGTAGATCGCCACATGGCCATTGAAACCCCGGAGGACAACTGGCGTCCCGACAAGATTGCCTCCAATATGACGGTAGACGTGATACAGCAGCAGCGGAACCAAGAAATCCCCGCGGTTCAGGTGGCCCCGCCGTCGGAATTGTACGGCGGCGCCAGTGGTGCCGTCCCCGGCCCCAACCTGACACGGTCACAACTGTGATTACAGACACCACAACCGGCTCATTACACGCGTACTGACAGTAGAAATCCAGGGAGAGGTTATATTCATGTACTTTAGGCAAACACCCTATTACTACCAGCGTACCGGCGGCGACCGGCGCCGGCGCGAAGAAAGCAAACGGTCCAAGGAAGCGCGGAAGACCAAGAGACGGTCCAAGGAATCGCGCAAGACGAGCAAGCGTCGCCGGAAGTACGATTAGAAGAGGACCAAGGACCAAGGCCCCCGGACACAGTGTATCCAAGGAATGTATATGATCCTGGCTCATGGCGTCGTCCACCGCCGCCGATATCTTGGGTTCGTCCAAGATTTTTTATATCTTGGTATTTGTGATTGCCTTTTGTTTTAATTTGTTGCGTATAGCCCAAATCGCCCACAGCAAGGTCCATATATGGCGCAAAATCCTGGGGTTCGTCTTGGAGTTTTTGCACAACTTGTATATTGCCGCCATCATTGTGGGACTGTTCTGGTTAAATTTCCAGGTGATGTTGCTGGGGTCCTATAACACATTTGGTCTCATTTTCATCAACATCGGGGTGCTGTTTGCGTACATGTTGTACGGGTTCCTGCGCACCTGCCTCTTTTTCCTCTTCTTTAACCGCACCCTGGGATTCCACGACTGCGGGGAATATTACAGCGTAGTGGATATGATCAAAGGACAGAAAATCTTGGAACATGGACGACCCAATTGCGAAAAGAACAATAACAAATGGATCATTGGGGTCCGGCTTCTCACCGTGTTCACCGTGATTTTAGACATCATGTACCTGGACCATTTCTGGTCGCTGACGTCCTCGTCCCCCCGAGGCGTTCCCTCTATGACGTCGTTGACATGAAATCCCCCAAGCAATGTATAGGATCCTATACATTGCCTTGATGAACAAGCTCCAGGAACTGGGCAAGGAATTGATACAATTCACCTACGCGATTGGGTTTTTCAGCGAACTCATTCTGGCCATCTTGGTGCTCTATGTCTTGTATGAACGCTCCCTGTCGTTTTTCCCCGATGCGGTATATTTAGTCGGATTTGTGGCCAGCGTGTATTTGAACCGCGGGCTGAAGGAATGGCTGCGGGGGCGGCGTCCCGCGCGCCCGGTCAAGTTCCTGGCGGCGGAGAATTTCGGTACGGCGGCGGAGATGCAGAACGCGTACGGCATGCCCTCGGGCCATGCCCAACAGGTGGCCTACTCGCTCGTGTACTTGTACGCGACGACCGGGGAATGGATGCCGTGGACCGCCATCGGCACGGTCATCGGGGCGCTCATGGTCTGGGAACGCTGGCAGTTCCGTAACCATACGTTGGGTCAGCTGGCAGTGGGGCTCTTGGTGGGGGCGGTGGTCGGCCTGGCAGTGGTAGGATTGCGGGATTTCGTATTCAAGGCGACGGATGTGGCACATGCAAAGCCGAGTGCAGAGACACCCCCTCCCCAGAAGGAAGTATAGGATCATTTGGGAGGATCTCCATGCACGAAATTGTGCAGTAAAATATCCGTATTGTGGTTGTAGACCTCGCCGCAGAGCATCTTGGAAGATTCGTACATTTTGCGCAACACGTCGTTGGGGGCGGTCGTCCCGGTTTTGATGAGACCGTGTTTGGTCAGGAAACGCCGTATTTCGCTCATGGGGGTCTGTTTGAGACGGTACGATTGCGTAGTAATGTCTTTGCGAAGGGTGCGGTTGGAAATGAGGACCCCTACCTTGGCATAGGTGGGGGATTTGCCGACCTTGTAGGTGCGGCGGTTGGTGCGCTTTTGTCGTACATATTTCAAATCTGGTCCTGAACCCTCTGGACTGCTCCCTCCCGAGATGGCTGAGGCGACTGAGGCGGCCGCCTGTTGGCGCATCATGGTACGGTAAGTAGGTATCTGACCGCCCTTCAGACAACCGTAGGCGGGAGCGGCCAAACGTAAGGGGGATGTTTCGGTAGGCGCAGGAAAATGCATGGAAACGTTTTCATGAGGTAAGGGTGCCATAGATGCAAAGGGGCTCGGTCCGACGCCTCCATGGAAACGTTTCAATGTATGGTTCGGTAGCGAAGTTGGCCCCAAGGATGCCGACGGTATAGAACCTATTCCTGAAGTGCTCCCTGAAATACTGGCTGTAGGAGAAGGCATGGGCACCGGCACCTGTATTGGCGCAGGCGCAGGCACCGTAGAAACCGGTCGGGAAGGATAGGCAATTTCTTGCTCTTTTTGTTGGACTTGGTCCGTGAGCCCCATGAGATAGTCCAACGTATCATCTAAATCTGTCTTGGAATCCGAGGTGGTGGAGGTCACGGTCCCGCTTTCATTGCCTCCGTGCATGCCCTCTTGCATCATTTTTTGGTAGTTGGATTCTTGGTGCCGACGGATGAATTTCAACAGAGCGTGGCGTTTCATGGTCCGGTTCACATCACGCGGCCTGGGCGGAGGACGCATCTTGAGAGGAGCGGCATCGCCGCCATCCGCGGCCGTTTTTTTCCGTTTTCGGGTTCCAGAATCACTGGTCGTGCTAAAATCCACGGTTATTTTCTTGTAATCCATGTTATCACGTAACTATACTATACAGTTATGTGATACTAGCCCAAGCAGCTGCGAACGCTCGCTACAAATACAGTCCGTAGCAACTCTCGGGAAGACTCGGTGCTTTCTTTTCGCCGTGGTTCAGAAACTGTTTGTGACCTTGAGTCAGGTCCGTCATGGTGAGTTTCCGACGCAGATCTTCCGATTTGCCGTAAATACGGCGACCGTGCGCGATTTTCGTGTAGGTAAACAGAAGCTCCATGTCCCGCCCGAAATGCACGAAATCCTTCTTATGGGATTTGAACCATGCTTCCGTCGCGGTTGCGAAGCAACCCGAGCCCTCTTCAAATGTCCAACCGTTTTGTTCCACCTTTTGCAGGAAAATACGCATGAGTTCTTCCGGTGTGTACTCTTCCACGGTGAAACGCCAAATGAACCGCGAGGCCAGTCCGGGGTTCATGCCGAAAAAGCACTCTTTGACGTCCTTCTCGTACCCGGCCACAATGACCATCAGTTCGTTTTTGTAATCGCTCAATGCCTCGCACAAGGTGTCTATGCACTCCTTGGAAAAACTGTCGCCGCCGTCCTCGCCTCCGCAGCCCAGGGAATATACCTCGTCAATGAAAAGACAGCCCCCTAAACATTCTTGGATCACCTTGCTCGTCTTGATGGTCGTTTGTCCCAGGTACCCCGCCACTAGGTCATTGCGCGTCACTTTGCGAAAGATGCCGTTTTTCAAAATATCCAGTTTGGAATACATGGTACCGATGAGTTTGGCTGCCTGGGTCTTACCCGAACCCGGAGGACCATAAATCACCATGTGCTTGAAATCCTGTTCGCGGTTGATATGCAATCCCTGCATGAAGTATAGGAGCTGGTCCAAGAGGGAATCCTTGAAGGTTTTCAGACCAATCATGGCGTGGATTTGCCGCAGCTCGGGTCCAATGTTGTGCAGGGCCTCCAAATTGATGTTGGACTGCGTTCCAGGAACATAAGGGTGCGTGTCTATGATACGGATCAAATCTGCCAAACACGTAATGTCTTGTTCAATGATGACTTTGGGCAGAGGAACTGTGGCGACCACCTTGGAACGTTGTATAGGGGTAGGTAAGGGCGTGGGTCGTCTCACTGCGGACAGATGCGATTCGGTGGTAGCCCGTTCGTCTAATTCTTCATGGGTATTTGCCATCTCATGCGCTGGGCTCGGGAATGAAGGGCTCGGATTCCATGTGAATCCATGCGTTGGAGTGGGAGGATACGAAGATGGACGAAGATAGAGTTCATAATGACCTTGACATATGGCCAAGAATTGAAGGTAATCGTGAGTGGATATTACACCGGGGGGTACATTCTGAATATGGTGCAAATAAGAGTGGAATTTGTTATTAGCATGCGGTCCGTCAGGATGATGCATGATGGTGTCACTGATGGTCTAAACTTATATCATCATTTGGGTTTATGTGATTTTACAGAACGGGGTGACGACCGGTTTGTGAGAAGAGGATATTGGTATGCATGTGGAAAATCCGTGTAAAAAAGAAGGCCGTCTATCCTATAGAAGGGGGTCGTCGTTATATGTCCTTGCCCAGAAATACGAGTTTATCCAAGAAAACGTCCCTGAAGTTGGATAGGGTGGGGTTACCCGCGTCGCTTACCCTCAACAGGACTGGTTCACCAGCTTCGCCGACCCATAATAGGACTGGTTTACCAGCTTCGCTTACCCTTGACAGGACTGGTTCACCAGCGTCGCTTACCCGTCTCCTCGTGGTCGGATACTACAATCACAGTAACCTCGGCGACGAACAGTACAAGTCCACGATCACGCACCTCATGAAACGGTTCTTTATCAAAAACACCGTTCCCCCGGAAATCACCTTCATAGACTGCGACCAACTCAAAGACTACCAACTCCTCCCCCACACGGCGGTGATTCTGGGCGGCGGCGACGTTTTGAATTCGTATTTCTTGGACAAAATGTATGCTAAATTCGTGCTTTCTCCTGATGGCCCACCTCCCCTCTCCTTGGTGGCCTGCTCCGTCGGGGTCCCCTACAACGACATCTATCTCCAACCCGAACACCGGAAAAAGCTGGAAATGTTTGACGCCATTTTTCTACGCACCAAGCAAGACCTCCAGGCCTTGCAGACCCACCTCCCCCCCGAAAAGATACACTATTTCCCCGACACGTCCTGTTTCGCCCTGGAATATATTGCGAGCACGAACCAGTTCAAACAGGCGATGGTGCCCCCCTTTTTTTCCCTATACAGTCACATCCAGGCTACCCGGAACAAACGCAAAATCGTGGGGGTCATGTTGTGCCGACATATTTACCATCCCAACCCCGAGTATCGCCCACGGTACCAAGAAATCGTGCAGCATCTTGCCAACCTGCTGATGCGCCTCGTGAAGGCGAAGTATATGATCGTCTTGGTACCTTTCAATACCAAGCCCTTGAAACCCGGGGAAAGTTCGGATACGAACAAAGAAAACGATGTATTGATTCAACAGGACGTTCTCAAATGCATGCATCCATCCTATCTGCCCTCCATCGTCTCGGTGGATTTTAAATTGACCTTGGAACAAACCATGCTTCTCTACAAAATGTTCTATATGACCATACCCATGCGGTTCCACGCCACTTTGTTTAGCACGTACATGGGGGTACCCATGATCCCTGTATTCACTACCAAGAAAATTACCAATTTTTTACGGGACATTGACTGGAAATATGGTGTTCGTATGGAAAGGGACAGTCGCGATTTACCTATATCATTGGATGAAGAACAGTGGTTTGCATTATTTCGCCAATTGGTGCGCGCCGACGCGTATTTATCCGGCAAAAATCGGTTGTTGGTCGCGACCCAAGAATTTAAACGCGCCACATTAGAAAAAGGCGCTGTTCTCAGGATGGAACTGCAGGGCGAGGGACGAAGGATACGTGAAAATGCCGCCGCCGCCGCTGGACCCCCCCCATCGGCTCGTACGGTATCGTTTTTATTGTCCGTGTTTGATACACCTGACGACGATGCACCAGGTTTAGCCGATGTCGTTTCTGAGGGTACTCTTTCGTTGGTGACCCCCCACCAATCACAGGAAGAGAAGGAGGACCGCAATGGGAACGTGTCTCCTTCGTCAGAAATGAACCGCATTATCCAACGAACCTACACGAAGCTTCAACAGTTTGCCGCGGAATACGGGGCCGCGGATTTTCGTGAATTGTCCGAGCCTCAATTGCAACAAATCGCGGTATGCGTGGTGAGCTACTATTTGACCGGGAACATTGATTCGCGCTACAACCATGGCCTACAAGAAAAAATGTTTTGCGCCGATTATCCTTATTTAGAAGAGTGGAGTTGGGTATGGAAACATGCCCGCAGTCAATCCTATAGTTTGGACGTGCCCCCTGAACCCGGGCCGTTTTCCATGCGATTCAATCTGGACTATATCGACCAAAACGACCGTTCGGGGGTCCATCGTTCGGGATGGAAATACGTGTATGATGCGGTACATGGGTACCATGACCCCCATGCGAACCTGTTCTTGGACCTCTACGTGGACCGTACGTTTCACTGGAAACGCGATATTTACAAACACGTGGATTTGATCCCCTATACACGTCCTTGGATAGGGGTCATTCATCACACCTTTGAGGAGGAATTCACCCCCTACAACACGACGGCGCTGTTGCAATGCCCCGAATTTGTAGCGAGCTTGGGCTGTTGTCGGGGACTCATCGTGTTGTCCAAGACACTGCAGGCCCAGTTGCTGAACCGGTTGCCGACCGACATCCCCGTCCATGTGGTAACGCATCCGACCGAGATGGACGTTTCGGGGTTTCAATATAGTGCATTTATACGCAACCCTGATAAGAAATTACTGCATATTGGGGGGTGGATGCGCAACCTGTTTTCGTTTTATCAGATGGAACTGGCGCCGACGTATGTGATGATTCAACCTACGTCCGAATGGAAACGGGTCAATGAACACCGTACTTGGGGCAAGGGTAAGGAACGAGAGGAACGAATGGACGATTTGTTATCCAAATTGGCACCAGAGGAGCCTCCTGAATCGGGCGACAGTACCAAGGAGAGAACGCCGACGGTGAGACGATGGTTCAAATGTTTTTCCCGGCCCTCGGTCTCGTCCCCGTGCCCGTGCCCGTCCCCATGTTGTTGTACCAAGGGGGTCAAGACTGCCGCACCTGTCACGCATATCTCCTCTCCCGAACATCTTCCCGGGGATCGTATTCCCCCCGCTGCACCAAGAATCGTTGTGACCACGACCGAGGTCACGTTGCGTAAACTCGCCCTCAAAGGGCGTAATATGGACAATTATTATCCGCCGGCGGTGTGTTGGGGGTCGGACCCGTCCTTCTGCTGGGACGGACTTGCTACGACCATGTCCCTCCCCTACTGTTCATCCAACGCCTTTGCGTCGTCGTCGTCACCATTCGCGTCAAACCAGGCACCATCCATGAACCGCTTGGCCGCCAACAATTGGATGAAGCATCTGTGGAACTATATCCGCCGACTTTGCATGAACCAGGCCGTCGCCGACTACGTGGACAATGCAAGTTACGATGAACTCCTCACCAAGAACGTGGTGTTTCTAAATCTGGTGGACGGGTCAGCCGTGAACACCCTCCTGGAATGCTTGGTACGCCATACCCCCGTGTTTGTGAACCGCCACCCCGCCGTCGTGGAAGTTTTAGGCGAATCGTATCCCATGTATTTCCGCGACCCGTCCGAGGTTCATACGATGTTGTCGCAACACCCCCAGCTCATTTATAATACCCATCTTTACCTGAAAAAACTGGACAAGACACCCTACAAAATTGAGACGTTTTTGGCGACCCTCAACGCCATCGTGACCGAATCACACACATAAAGCCGTCCCCCAATGAATGGTATAGGATCCTCTCTTTCGCCTTATTTGACTGTATCTGAACGGGTCCAATGTCTAGGCGTATCATGGTATTTACTCAAACGTATTCCAACAACCGTCATCGGCTCTTTGATTATCATGACCGTGACGCGGTGGACATTCGTTTCCGCAACGTGTTTGAAAAAACCGTCTATGCGTTTCATAATTCCCCGGCGGATTATATTCAAGATATTCTGCGCAATCATTCCTATTTCCAAGAATTGGACAACTTGGAGGTCATTCGGTACGATAACATGAGTTATCCTGAATCGTTTCGTCGCACCTTGCAGAAATGCAAGGCAGAGGGATACGATTACATGGTGTTTCTTCAAGACGACGTATTTTCGCTGGGAGAAGGTGATGCGGCGACGCATTTAGACGACTTGATTTCCTACATTCAAACGGGCGATTTCAAGATGTTGCATCTGGAAAATTACGTCTTCAAGTTTGAGGCGGAACCGGAGACGTTTTCGGCTCCACCGGTCGTCCATGACAATGGGGCGGGATTCAAGGTGTTTGCCAATGATAGCAAGCATTTTGAGGTGTCGGGTCAATGGGCCATGGACGACGGTCCGTTTGTGGCTCATATAGATTTCCTGTTGGAACTGTTTGATGCCAAGTATTTCACGTTTCCAACGATTTGGCCCGCGGAGGGGTATATCAATGAAAAGGTCAAGCTTAACCCGATTGTTCGGTACAGTGCTTCGCACAAGTTTTTCCGTCGGTACAACGCGGTGGGACCCAACGATTGGAACAAGGTACAGGAATTTGGGGAACTGGACCGGTTATTTTCGCCGACGTAGTACGGCGCCCATGTCCGCTGCGATGGCGTCCAGGGTCCGTGACAAACGGTGGGAGGGGTTTCCCGATGCGTCCATGAACACGGGTTGGGCAATGCGTTCCTGATAGGCTTCGTCGTCGGTGGCCAAGGTCAACACATCATTGATGGCGGATCCAATACCTTCTTCGTCCAATTCATGGATATGTATGAATCGGTCGGGATTGAAATAGGTGGTCACATGGGGAGCTCCCCAGTAAATGGGGACGGTGCCGGTGAGCAGAGCATGGGTAATTTTTTCGGTCACATAATGTCCTCCTCGGGAATTTTCCATGGCCAGGGTAAACCGGTATTGGCCGATGATATTGCGAAACTCGGCGCAGGTGTAGGGGGCTTGAATACGGGGGATATTGGTGCGGAATTGACCGCCGTAATCCACGGGCACGTACCGTTCCAAGATGTCCAAGAACCGGTTGCGGTCCGGGCCGCGGGGGTTGGAAATCACGGTGCAGACCCGGGCCAAGCCCGGGGGCAAACGTGGGGGCATTTCTCTGAACTGTTGAGAACGTTCTTCCAAGGGTGCCAAGAGACCTGTAGAGTACAGGTAGGGAACGAATTCGGGGCAGCATACCACGTTGTCATGCGAATCGGCGGGCATCTCGCCCCACAATACACAGTCGTAGTCGCGGTATTGGGGACAAATCCGGCACTCGCCGGAAAAGAAGACGGTATAGGTCCAAGTTCGGGTCGTGAGGATAGAGGTCCCAAACAGGGATTCCAGGAGAATGTCGGCCGCGGCGGGATCGCGCGTGACCGAGACCGATGCCTCCGGACCAAGAGCTGTGCTCAAAAGTTTCAAGAAAAACCCCACGGTGACGGGGTCGGTGCCTTCCAAGAATCCAGGCCAAAAGGCGTTGCAGTAGACGGTCCACTGCTTCTTCTCAGTCGTCATGGGTCCACACAATATGAAAAGGTGACCTCATGGTTCTATGTGGGTTTTTTTACCTACTGGTGGTGGGGGTCAGTTGTATCGCGAAATACAATGTTCTAGAACATTTTACCGGCATAGATGGAGTCACGGAGGTGCCGCCTCCTAAAAATACATATAAAGCGACGGCCCATTATAAGGTATACTCTCGTATACAAATCTACGAGACTTCACCTTTTCTAACATGACTGTTGCTGTGGGAATTGATCTCGGTACGACAAACTCGTGTGTGGCCGTGTGGCAAAACGGCAAGGTGGAGGTAATTGCGAATGACCAGGGTAACCGGACCATGCCTTCCTATGTTTCGTTTACGGCGGAGGAGCGTCTGGTGGGCGAGGCGGCCAAGTCGTCGGCGACCACGAACCCGTTCAACACGGTCTACGATGCGAAGCGTCTGATTGGCCAAAAGTTCAGCGACCCCGACACGCAAAAGGACATCCACAACTATACGTACAATGTGGTGGAGAAGGATGACAAGCCGCTCATCAAGGTGGAGTACAAGAACGAGTTCAAGACGTTTGCGCCGGAGGAGATTTCCGCCATGGTACTGGGCAAGCTCAAGGATGCGGCCGAGGCCTTTTTGGGGGAGCCGGTCGCGGATGCGGTCATCACGGTGCCGGCGTACTTCAACGACTCCCAGCGTCAGGCGACCAAGGATGCGGGCACGATTGCGGGTCTGAATGTGCTGCGCATCATCAATGAGCCTACGGCGGCGGCTCTGGCGTACGGTCTGGACAAGAAGTCGTCCAAGGAGAAGAATGTGCTCATCTATGATTTCGGAGGTAAACGGTCTGCTTCCTGTGGTTCAAGTCCACTTATTCCTATTTCATGCTATTAAGGCGATGGATAAGAATAAAATCTGGTGAATTGCTGGAAACTCCGATGGATTTCCTACCACAACGTGATGGGCGACCATGAGCGTGACGGTTTAAGAAAGGAATAATCCTATGTAGGACAATCAGCAGCCAAGCAGTGTCGGCGACGACCTGAAGGTTCAACGACTAGAATAAGTACTCTGTATCAGAAGAAAATTCCACGAGTGCCAGATACTTTCAAACAATTTAAATATAGTTTATTATTATCTGTTAACATGAGACAAGAAATTGTAGATTCCATTGTTAGTTTCCATGATAGAGAAACAGATTCTGACTTGCCGATATGTAATAAAAGGCTAATCAATGAAACAAGTAAATATTCTTCTACACAAGAACCAATTTGGCATGTCTATATTAACGATATACGGTTAACTAAGACAAATAAGTATTCTATATCATATAGATGCTTGGAATGCGACAATATTACCACAATATCTACTACACGGTTCTTACGTAAGGTGCGTAATGAAAGTGAAAAATGTGGCATTTGTAAACTAGAAAACATGAATTTATGTAAGGAACGAATACGTAATGGAAATGCAGAAAAGGTTATTAAGTCTCCAAAACAAATAAAATATGTACCTCGTATACACCATGAAAAAAGTATAGAGGAATTTGAACAGCTTCCTGAGTTGTACCAAAATTCGTATATGTTGCACCATTTATCAAAAGATGAATATCAACGTATCCTTCCTCGTATTATAAGTATTGGAAACGGTGTTTATAGTCATATGGACCGTTATGAGTTTTGGAGTGTATATAAAGTTAATAACCAAATGCGTTTCACATCTATGATGTTTGATCCTGTTACAAATTCTGTTTTCAAAGCAAATCAGCCCATATTGAACTGTGAAAATTGTGGAAATAATTGGCGTGCCAAATCATTAGAAGGTTTTAAAAATCAATACAAAATATTATGTCATACTTGTAAATTATGCAATCAAACATTCAAGATTCGTCCTATTAAAAATTATATAGGAGAGAATTTGATATTTCAATCCAAACTGGAGAAGAAATTCGTTGATTGGTGTAATGAAAACAGTATCATAGTAAGAAATGGTCCCTATATTGATTATTTTCATAATGGAAAATCACATAGGTATCGTGTTGATTTTATTGTTGGGAATATTTTAGTTGAAGTAAAAGATTTTCATATATGGCATAAAAATCAAGTAGAATCTGGAAAGTGGAAAGCAAAACAAGATGCCGTTGAAAGTGCAATTAGTACCAACAACGATTACACAAAATTTGTTTTACTAACTCCTCATAATTGGAATCAAATGTTAACAGAAATTAAATTATATTTACATAAGAAAGTAAAGATATAGTCTGACCTCTCATGAGAATGAGAGATGTTTGGGTTAAATTCCTAAACGATAACAAAACGTGGGAACGTTTGATGTGTCTATTCTGACGATTGATGATGCGGTGTTTGAGGTCAAGGCCACGGCCGGTGATACCCGCCTAGGCGGGAGCGATTTGGACGACATATTGATGAACTATTTTGCCGAGGAGTTTAAGAAGAAGACGAAGAAGGACATTACGGAGAACAAGCGTGCGATGCGCCGTTTGCGCACGGCGGCGGAGGGTGCGAAGAAGACGCTTTCCACGGCGTCGGTGGCGTCGGTGGAGATTGACAGCCTGTTTGAGGGGGCGGATTTCACGTCGTCCATTACGCGCGCCAAGTTTGAGAACCTGTGCGACGACGTCTTCAAGAAGACGATGGCGCCGGTGGACCAGGTGCTGGCGGATGCCAAGATGGGTAAGAGCGACATCCATGAGGTGGTGTTGGTGGGCGGTTCCACGCGCATCCCCAAGATTCAGGAGCTGTTGAAGGAGTATTTCAACGGCAAGGAGATGTGCAAGTCCATCAACCCGGACGAGTGCGTGGCGTATGGTGCGGCGGTGCAGGCGGCGGTGCTCTCGGGATGCACGGACAGCAAGGTCTCGGACCTGCTCCTGTTGGATGTCTGCCCGCTGTCGCTCGGCCTGGAGACGGCGGGGGGTGTGATGACGAAGCTCATTCCCCGCAACTCCACGATTCCGGCCAAGAAGTCGCAGGTGTTTTCCACGTTTGCGGACAACCAACCGGGGGTCCTCGTGCAGGTGTTTGAGGGCGAGCGCACCTTGACGCGCGACAACACGCTGCTGGGCAAGTTCCAGTTGGACGGCATCCCGCCCATGCCCCGTGGCCAGCCCCAGATTGAGGTGGTGTTTGACATTGACGCCAACGGTATTCTGAACGTGTCGGCGGCGGAGAAGTCCACGGGCAAGTCGCAGAAGATTACCATCACCAACGACAAGGGTCGTCTCAGCAAGGAGGACATTGACCGCATGGTGGCCGAGGCCGAGAAGTACAAGGAGGAGGACGAGAAGTTGGCGGCGGCCATTGAGGCCAAGGGTCAGATGGAGAACTACATGTACATGGTCAAGGGTGCCATCAAGGACCTGAAGGAGAAGATTGAGCCGGACGAGCAGACGGCGCTGGATGCTGCGTGCCGCGACATTGAGCAGGCGTGCGAGGGTTTTGCGGGCGACAAGCCCAAGGACGAGTATGACGCCCTCAAGAAGGCCCTGGAGGACGTGTTTACGCCGATGATGGCCCGTATTCAGGCCGCGGACGGCCCGCCGCCGACGCCGCCGTCATTCAATCCCGAGGGTGACGCGACGGATAAGGATGCCGCTACCTCCGGTACTGACACGGTGCCTCCCTCTGCCCCCGAGGAAGCGGACGATGAGCCGGTCAAGGCGACCCCGGCTCCTGCGGAATCCGTGGACCCCGCGATTGACGAGGTGGATTAGAACCCGGGAAACCACATAAATTGTCCCCTGTAATATAATCAAGATAGTCAAGCTATGCACAATGGGTAACGATTGTACCATCAGTACCCAGGTCATTCCGTACCGACCTCGCCCCCGAATGAACGTGGTCAAATTTACAGATAAAAACGTATTCTATTCGGCCGAAAAATTATCCGAAGCCCGCGTCGGATACAGTGCGAGTAGCTTGGAAAGGCGGGGCAAAGAGTTACTGATGGGTCGTCTGGAAGAACAAGACCTGGACCGCGCCTTTGTACGGGAATTTTCCGAAGAATTAAAAAAAGCCAAAGTCGCCATGGACGACTGCCTTTATGACGATTTGCGGGCCAATACGGGCGAAATGTATTCCATTGTCCCGTTTTCACCCGTCACTACAGGATAATGCCCTCGCCCTGATTTACACCTTTGGCTACCAAAGATGTAAATATTACTGGTTTAGACCGGCTTGAAGGGGATGCCGCCCACGATGCCGGCGCCGATACCGTAACCCGCACCCTGACGCGCGGCCTGGCCGATGGACGGCGCGAACACGTCCAGGATGGCGAACGACGCCGCCGCCGACAGAGCAATGAAGGTCACCTCCTCCACATTGAGGCCCTTGCCCTTGGGGACAACGAACGCCACGATGGCAATGACAATACCCAGAATGACGTATTTGATCAAGCGCTTCACAAACTCGTAGAAATCCAGCATGGCACTAAAAAATATATATTAGGGCAACAAAAAAATAGTATATAAACAACAGTCTCTATCTCTTATTATATCTAAACATGACCAAGAACGACGTTGAGATGCCGACCTTGCCCAACGGGAAAAAGAATCCTAAATATGTGGACCTCCTGGATGAGGACCCCGCCATTGCCGGACAAAAATTCGTGTGCTTGTCGTTCATTTCCCCTGAGTCGGTCCTGAAGAAACGCGAGCATTACCTTTACGAGAAATTCGTTCAACAGTGGGACTTGTCTAAATCCATGGAGAAGTTCAATGAGTTTCTAAATTTCATGTCTTTCAAGTACACTTTGGACGTACAAAAGGTCATGGCCGATTACCAGGAATTTGTGAAGGAAGAAGAGACCAAGTTGAAGGCCGACGCGGAGGTGGTGGAGAATGACTACAAGACCTTTCTGGATAAGAACGAGGAACGGCTCAACCAAGAGTTTAACAAGAAGCACCAGTTCCAGACCAGTGTGCGCGGGGTCAAGATCCGGGGCGTGTTTTCTACGCAGGAGGAGTCGGAGTCGCACTGCAAGAAGCTGCGCGAGCGCGACCCGGCACACGACATTTATGTGGGTCAGGTGGGGGTGTGGATGCCATTTGAACCGGACGCCTACCGCACGGGCCGAGTGGAGTTCTTGGAGCCGGAACTCAACCGGTTGCATCAGGAAAAGACGGCCAACGAAGCCAGGGCGAAAGAAGCGTTTGACGAACGGGTCAAGGCTGCCAAACGCAAGGCCATCGAGGACAACATCGCCAAGGCCCGTGCATCCGGGAACAAGTTGACACAGACCTTGGACGAGCAAGGCAACCTGGTGGGAGTCAACACGATGAATTTTGACGACAGAGAAGCTGCTGATGAGGAGGGCCGTGTGGCTCACGAGAAGGCGGTTCTGGAGAACGCGCTACAGAAGGAGAAGGACGACTAAAATAATATAAACGCATGACCCTATGATTTACATATTGCCATGCTCGCCAGTCGTCGTCTTTTTTCGTCTGTTGCCTCCAAGAAATCGGTTTCTGCGCTGTCGGTGTTTAAGGATTCCTGTTATCACAAGATTGATTTCAAAATCCACGAAGAGGCGACGGTCAACGATGCCGTGAGACGGTTTGCGGCCTTTAACATTGGCTGTCTGGCGGTGACGGATGCCCAGGACAGTGTGGTGGGCGTCATCTCGGAGCGCGATTACATCAACAAGGTGTCTGCCCTGGGGAAGGACGACAAGGCCGTGATGGTCAAGGACGTTTGCACCTATACGCCCAATTTGATTCTGGCCAAGAAGAGCGATTCGTTGGACCAGTGCATGAACAAGATGTTGGTCAAGGACATCCGTCATCTCCTGGTGTTTGACGATAACCAACACGAGTGTCTGGGACTGATTTCCATCAAGGACCTGGTGAAGGAGGTCATGAAGAACAAGGACGACATTATCACCCGTCTGACGGATTTCAAGATGGGCAAGGGGGCGTATTTCGGCAGCGAGTAGGTCTTAGCACCCACTGCTGCAGAGGTTTAACGTCAAGAGGTTCAACGTGACGTCACCCGCCACTGCGGTCACGCTGATGTAGCGGAAAGGCACGGCACCATACAGATAAATATCCCCGGTCTTGGTCAAATTGGTCGTGTTATACGAAGGGATGATCACGGTGCGTGATACGTTGGCGGCGGTGTTGTCTACCGTGTTGGTGTACGTGTAGAGGAGGGTTCCCATTGGACCCAGCGTATTGGAGCCGTAAATCTGGAACCCTTCGCCGAGTTGGATGCTTCCGATGGTGAGCGTTGGGTCCGCACATTTGGTGGATTTTATCCGTTGGAAATCCCCCAAGTCTATTTGAGCATGATGCGTGGCATTGATTTCGTGGTCGTTGTTGGGCAGATCCGAAATGAACCCAATACCGTTTTCGTGGGCGGGAGTGTTGCCCGCTTTGACATACAAATTCGCCGGCAGATTGGCGAGGTCAAAGCCGTACACGACGAACGCGCATTGGTTGGGGATCCTATACACGATTTTGGTATCTTGGGGACCTCCGGCGAGTCCGCCGCTAATGTCGTGGGTAATGAACGTATTCACGTATTGGACGCAACTGCAGTCTATCGATGTACCAGGTGGGCCTTGAGGTCCGGGTGGCCCGACGGGACCCGACGGGCCTGTGGAACCGGTCACCCCCGGAATGCCTTGGGAACCATTGGAACCCGGTACACCTTGAGGACCTGTCTGGCCTGGAGTCCCTTGACCGGTGGGTCCTTGTATGCCAGCAGGGCCGGTGGGACCTGTTGGACCTATATTCCCCACTTCGCCTGTATCTCCTTTGTACCCTCGCGGTCCACAAGGGCCCGTTGGTCCAGAAGGTCCAGGCGGTCCAGGAAATCCAGCATCACCCTTCTCACCGTGTTCCCCATCTCGTCCATCCCTTCCATCACAGCCGTCTCTGCCATCGCACCCGTCTTCGCCGTCTT